CGTACGTGACGATAAAGCCACTTAGGTATACCTAGTAATGTATAAGCACCGCGCTCTAACCAATTGAGCTATAGGATCGTATCTATACATCAACCATAAACTTTAAGCCAAATACAACTTTTATTAACCGTAAAACATACTCCTTGTATTCAATCATTTTACTATATTATTCATTTTCACCTTTATACAGGTTTACTATGTACATGGATGTGATTTTAAATCATTATGTGATAACTCCTTACTCATTCTTCTCCCATTTTCTAAATCGGGTGTATTTGTTCTCGTTTTAGCTAACCATTTAACAATTTTACGTTTATTATACTCACTATCTGTACTACCACCAAGGTTTGTTCCTATTACATTTAACCCATTACACACGTCGGGTTTATTTTCTTTATCTGGAAACGCCATATTAAACGCGTCTATAGCATTTGGAGGAATATCCGGAGAATCGTCCAAAAGACGATCGTATTCCTGTCGACACTTAGTTACGAATTCGTTTACATCACCTCTATGTTCTGTCTCGAGTGATAATTCCATCTCGATATTTCTATAAAACTTGGACCATTGAATACACATGGACGAGTGTGTTTCCATCATTTTTGAACTATTATTAAACTTAGAAACAGACGTAAGTATACCCGCGAGAACGTTTAAAAACGCAAAAAAGTACTGAACAGCTATGATTTGTTGTTTCTTTTCGTCTGACATACTTTCATCGTTTGGACTCAAAACTGCGAAACCACCGACACCTGTTATACTCGAAATAATTATACACGGGTACGATAACCAATCGTTTTGTTTCTTATAAAACATACGCGAATAGTTATGTAACCATCTATATCCGGCAGCTTTTTCGGCCCATCCGATAAGAAGTTTTTCCTGTTTTGGACACCAATGATGTTGGTCTGCTGTGTTAACTCCCATTACTATTTCTTAGAAAATAAGTATGCATACTCCCTAGCTAATGTATCAACACGTTCGTTGTTTACGTTTCCGTTATGTGCCTTGACCCATTTAACATCGACGATTTCAAATTTACGCATCAATTCAATCATTTGTAACCATTCATTTTTATTCTTTACATCGTAACCATTTGCCGTTTTCCAACCATTACGTTCCCAATTCTTAGACCATTCTGTTAAACCCATGCGCACATAATTACTATCTGTAAAAACGCGAACGGTTGTATACCCGAGTTCTAAAAACTTTTCTAAAACTTTTATTATCGCGGTCATTTCCATAACATTATTCGTTGTAATATCTTTACCACCGGCTTTTTCAATTTGAGTTTCTGTGTTTATGAGATATGCCCAACCGCCTGGACCCGGATTACCCAAACAACTTCCGTCTGTGTACGCTTCAATCATTTATAGTATATATAGGTTTAAACTTTATACTTCAATTATTTGTTCTCGTTTTCGTGGGAAACACTTATAATAACATGTATAAACTGGTTCTAATAAATAACACGCACCCCAAATAGTCCCAATAATTATTATAATTATATAAACTCCTCCCATTTAACCTTAAGATGAACTTAAAATTTTAAGCTTATATTAAAATAAATGAATCATTACCAGGATTGGGATCCAGTTATTATTCGAGGTAAAGTTGATAAAACAAAGGAAAAAGAAAAGTATGTAAAATTTTTCGGTCAGGAAATCAAGTTACCGAGTAAAAATCCAGGAAAATCGCGAGAACAAAAACTCGAAGAAACTGAAATAGGTACACACAAAAAGATAGGTAAAGAAACGGGTTTAACTATTCAAAGAGCACGCGTCTCAAAAAAATATACACAAAAAGAACTCGCAAATTTAATCAACGTTTCATCGGATATAATATCGTCTTACGAATCGGGTAAAGCTATCCCAGATCACAAAATTATGCAAAAATTGCGCCGAATTCTAGGTGTTAAACTCTAATTTATTACATCATGGATAATACACTAGGTAAACGAATTCAGATGATCCGTATAAAAAGAAATCATACACAAGTTGAACTTGCATACAGAATAGGCGAAACGTTAGATACTATAAACAAAATCGAAACAGAAAAAATTGAACCAGACCAATACATTATACAGAAAATACAGAAATACTTTAAAATTAAACTATAAAAATATGTATATAAATAATATGAATTACCTATACACTTACGTAACTCACAACGATCGATATTTTAATAGCCTAGTAGATTCAAGTAAAAAACAAGATATAGATATCGTAATTCGTGGTATGGGTCATAAATGGGAAGGATACGTACAAAGACATAGAGAACTTTTAAATTTTTTAAAAACACTCGACAAAAATGATATAGTTATTAATGTCGACGGGTTTGATACCATAGTTTTATGCCCACTCGAAGAAATAACACGAAAGTTTAAAAGTCTTAATTGTGATCTTCTTTTTTCTATGACATCAAAAAACGCGAACGCATTTCAAAAATACATTCAATGGAAACTTGGATTTTACGGTATAAAGGCAAACGCGGGAATGTTTATGGGATATACATTTAAACTTCAAGAATTTATAGAAAAACTTTTAAAAACGGGCGAATACAACGACCAAATCGTATTAAACCAAATGCCTTTCGGTAAAGATACACGAATTAAAATAGACACCGATCAAAAAGTATTTTGTAACATTTCAAATACAAACGGACTTCATATACAAAATGGTAAATTATATTATAAAAATAAACAACCATGTTTATTATCTGCACCCGGGTGCGTAGATTTAAGACCATGGCTCCGTCGATTAAACATTAACGAATCACAATTTACTTGTAATACAGGTCAGCGTTTAAAGGAATATTACCAATATTTCATTATTGAGATAATACTTTTACTACTTGTTTTCTATATTGTACTAAGACGAACGCTAAAGCGATAAAAGATACGAGTTGAGTAACGTCATAAAGATTAGAACATTGGATACACCTTTTAAACGTAAAAACGACGTCTTTGGGTCTTTTTTCTTCAGGAACATCTTCTATCTTTGTAGGACTAAAACTACGAACTACAGATCTCAAAAGAAAAGCAGCGACGTAATATTTAACGAGAGAAACTGGTTCAAGTTTCAAATAAAGCATGTTAACGATGGTTAAAAAAACAAAAAACTCAAAATCACCCCAATATTTAAACGTAAAACCTTCAAACGTATTTAAATAAAGGCGAGACACCGTTGCAAATGCTGTAAATAGAATTGCATCCATGATATACTTATATTAAACCGATATATATTTTAAAATTTGTTCTAAATTTTAAAATCTAATTTTTTTAATTATTTTTTAAATTTTATTTTTTTTTCTAAAACCCCAAAACTAATAAACGCTTAGTTGGAGAACGCGAGACCGCCCATACCGGATTGGATTCTGAGGACGTTGTAGTTGGTCGCGAACATGGAAAGGGTTGGGTTGCACGAAGCTGGCAAAGTGATCGCAACTTGCGCGTTGTCGATTCTGGAGAAGTTGCAAGTACCAGTTGGTTGATGTTCTTCTGGCTTGAGCGCAAAGGAATACGAGTAGATACCTGGGGCTGGGCAACCAGAGTGGTGGTTGAATGGTTGGACTTGGTTGAAGTATTTGCTGCCTTGGGCCTTCATTCTGTCTTGGCCGTTGAGGACCAACTTGAAATCGGTGAATTGGTTACCGGTCTCTTCAGAGAATTTTGGCGCATTTGGACCTTGCAAGATAACTGGCGCACCCAATTCAGAAGTAGACACAGCAACATTCGAAACAGCGTCAGCGAATGCATCGCAAGTGGCAATTGGGCTGGCAGTTGTAAAGTTCCACAAGAAGGAGTTCGCCGTGTTAGCTTCAGTTTTCTCAACACACCACACCAATTCCTTGACTGGGTGATTGTAAGACAATCTGATTTGCTTGGAACCCGCAGAGACGGCATCGGAGCCAGTGTGTTGCACTTGCTCGATCAAGTATTCGTGACCCTTTTGCGCGAATCGTCTGCGTTCTTCGGTGTCGAGGTAGACGTAGTTACCCCAGACCTTGAAAGTGGAACCATCAGTGTACTGAGTCCATTTGTCGGTCAAGTCAAAGTCCAATCGGACTTCGTGGTATTGCAAAGCAATCAATGGCAACGCCAATCCTGGGTTGCGGTTGAAGAAAAAGATGAGTGGCAAATAAACCGTCGAGTCATCACCAGTAGTCATCTTACCCCAGTTAGCCTTCTTGGCTTCATCCAAGTACAATTCAGAGTACAATCTCCACCATCTTTGGTAGTGTTTGTCAATGCGTTGACCGCCAATCGACAATTCAACATCCTTGATCGCACGTTCCGCGACCCAGCAGCAATCCGCGAGAGCGCCATCCTTGGCACGCGTGGCCAAGGCCTTAGCTTTCATTTCGACGT